CAAGGTTTCAATCTTCATACGCTAATAAAGTTGGCGATGGTATGGCGGCTATGGCTGGAGTCGGAGGAACTATCCCGCAGTACTCGGCTTCCTTTAAGCCGACAGCACAGAGACAAGACTATGATCTACAAGAGATCATTAATAGCGCCTCGGCTGCCGGCGTGGATGACCAAGGTCGTTCAGTTCCATTTTCTGGTAAAGTGGACGGCAAGAGAGTTATAATAACAAAAGTATATTATAAGACTCCAAGAGCCATGTGGAGATTCTTTGGTTACTATGGTGGTATCGGTGTTGTGGGTAATATGACCACATACGGTCAATTTTCTGATGACTCAACATTCGAACTGATACCAACGTGGCAAAACAAGCTTCAAGCAATTATGTATGAAGACAACATCTATACACGCACATCTCATTATTCTTATGAGATCATAAACAACAATTTAAGACTGTATCCAGAGCCCGGTCACTGGGACTTCACGTCAGTGGATAGCATGTGGGTCAGGTTCTATGTACAGGATATGGATGTTTTTACACCCAACTCTGAATACGAGGATGGTGTAGACGGTGTTAACAATATAAACACATTGCCTTTTGATAACATTCCATATGAGAACATCAATGCTATCGGTAAACAGTGGATCAGAAAGTATTGTCTCGCGCTCTGCAAAGAAATGCTTGGTCAGATCCGAGGCAAGTTTACAACTATCCCGATCCCCGGAGAGTCAGTCACACTGAACCACTCCGATCTTTTATCGCAAGCAAAGGACGAGCAGCAACAACTAAAAGATAAGTTAATGGATATGTTGAAGGAGACTGAATACAAAGAACTCGCCAAGTACGACGCAGAAACAGCAGACGCAGCGCAGAACTTATTTAAGAACTCTCCTTTACCAATTTTCGTGGGGTAATATAAATGTCAAATGAATGGAACAGACCAGAGCAGCCGCCCCCACCGCTCTTCTTAGGAAAGAAAGAGCGAGATCTAGTAAAGCAAGTTAACGATGAACTTATTGAAAAGGTTATCGGACAACAGATCCTTTACTACTCTATTGATATGGAAACAACAAACTTCCACGAACTCTACGGAGAAGCAATAGAGAAAACATATCTCCCACCAGTTAGAGTTTATGCTTTGGTTAAGTTTGATGAAGAAGCGACATCGTATCTTCAAGATGTGGGCGTGGACAAAGAATACGCCATTACAGTATACTTCCATAGAAGGAGACTCACAGAAGATCAGGATGTCTTTGTCCGCGAGGGAGACTTTGTTTTATATGGTAAAACATATTACGAGATAGTTAAGTTATCGGAAGACAGAAAACTGTTCGGTCAAGTTGACCATACATTTGAAGTCGTTGCGATCTGCAAGCGAGCAAGAAGAGGACTATTCGATGCTACCTGATAACTTTGACTTTGCACAGTTGCCCCCAGAGGCAACAGATGTTACATTAAAAGAAATAGGAATGCTTTCCTCAACCATAGAGACAATTGATATGGCGTTAATGTCGTGGGTCAAAGAGGATCTTGACTTATCCGCAAAAACAAACACTGGCTATGAGAGAGTTCCAGTTTTATGGCAAGCACCAGAGCGCGCATTCCAAATAAAAAATGAAAAGTCCTTACGAGACGAAAGAGGCAGCTTGGTTCTTCCGCTTATTAGCGTTGAAAGAACGAACATTATCAAAGATCCCGATCGCAAAGGATCGTTCCAAGCGCACACCTTTTCGCAAGATCACAAAGGCAGAAGCGGTAGAATGGTTATTGCGAGAAGAGTAAAGCAAGATAAAACTCGTAACTTTGCCGTCGCTGCTGGAACAAGAACCAATACTGAGGGAACACTACAACAGTATTTCCCGAGAGTCAACAAAAGAGTGGTTATCCAAAGTTTGTCCATTCCTATCCCTGTATATGTTAATGTAGAATACAAGATAACAATTAAAACTGAATATCAGGAACAGATGAATCAGTTGATGCAGCCTTTTATGACGAGAACAGGACAAATAAATTCTTTCCTTATGAGAAGGAATGGGCACATATATGAGTCATTCATTGACCAAACGTTTACCCACAATAACAACGCATCAAACCTCGCAGAGGATATGAGGATGTTCGAAACAGCAATTAATATACGTGTTTTGGGTTACTTAATTGGCGAAGGAGATAATGATGATCGACCCATAGTAAAGGTCGATGAGAGTGTTGTAGAAGTAACTTTTCCCAGAGAGTCAGCAGTAATTCCCGGTGAGCCGTCGTTTTTGGAAGATTAATTCAGGAACTAAACCCTAATTTATATTGTTCGTTCATCCTTTTGAAATGCAAAACACTATTTAGGTAATGATTGTTACGTCTTTCAAGACAAATAAATACAAGAGGATTGTCTAATCATGTCAGTAAAGAAATTTAAATTTGTTTCCCCCGGAGTTTTCATCAACGAGATTGATAACTCTTTTATCCCGAGAAGACCCGATGTCATTGGACCCACGGTTATCGGTCGTGCTACCAGCGGTTTAGCTATGCAGCCCATCAAGGTTGAGGCTTACTCTGATTTCGTTAGTATGTTCGGAGACACTGTTCCGGGTCAGGCGGGTGGAGATGTCTACCGCGATGGTCAGGATACTCAGTCGCCTATTTACGGTACTTACGCAGCAAAGGCTTTCTTGAACGCTGGTGTGGCACCTCTTACATATCTTAGAACACTCGGTCACCAGCACCCCTCTGCTGATACCCCATCCGCTCCGTTTTTCTCGTCGCAAGCCGGCTGGCGTACAGAGAATTTAGCAGGCGCTAATGGTGGTGGTGCTTTCGGCTTATTCGTTATGCCTTCTGCTAGCTTGGAGTCAACTGGCTCAATTACTGGTACTGGAACTGCTAACACTGCTAGCTTGGCCGCTGTTTGGTACTTAGAGTCAGGCATGATGATGCTTTCAGGAACTGCCATTGGTTCAGCTTCGGCAGACCGTATCAACTTCAAGGGTCTTGGAACCGTTATCGAGTCAGATAGCAACGGTCTCTTCAAGGCAGTTTGGAGAAGTGGCGATACCGGCGCAGAGAGAGCATACGACTTCAACTTAGACGATAACAGCCAAAACTTCATTCGTAGAGTCTTCAACACGAACCCACAACTAATGGTTTCAGGAAACTTCTACCCCAGCGCGTCTGAGACTTCTTACTGGCTCGGTGAGTCCTACGAGCAAGAGATCAGAGACCTCACTAACAGCAATGTTGCCTCAAGCATGTTCGGAGTTATTGTTCCGCTACACCTTAGTAGTTCAAGCGGAGATATTTCTCCAGCAAACCGCACGGGCGCTAACGCTCAGGCTCGTGAAGCTGTTGCTGGCTGGTTCATCAGCCAAGACACTGGAGTTGCTTCGGAGTTCAACCCCGTCAGCAAGGCTACCAAGCTTTTCCGTTTTATCGGTCGTGGACACGGTGCATGGCTGAACGACAATGTTAAGATTTCCATCGCCAACATTCGTCAGTCCAACAACAGCACAACCGACTACGGTACCTTCTCGGTTCTTGTTCGCTCTATCTCTGATACAGATAGCGCACAACAAATCCTTGAGAGATTCGATAACTGTAACCTTGATCCATCTTCTCCCAACTATATTGCTCGCAAGATCGGTGATCAATACACTGCTTGGGTTGAGGGCGAGAGAAGACTTAAGACTTACGGTGAGTACCCGAACCAGTCCAAGTACATCTATGTTGATGTTGCCGCAGACGTTGCTGCTGGCGCTTCTGGTATGGAGACTCTTCTTCCGTTCGGTTACTACGGTCCTCCCAAGTACTCGGATGTTGGTGAAGTTCACGTGCGCGGCGCTGGTTCCGCTGGAATTCCAAACAACGCTGGCGACAGTATCTTCATGCTTATCCGCACAGGCTCCACTGAGGACGCTTTCGTAGTGGGCGATCCGGATACCAACACTGTTCTTTCGGCATCAAGCGGTGAGGATGCTACCATTCCGCTTAAGTTGGCATACCCGGAAGTTAGACTTCGTAACTCTGCTTCTGAAGGCGGTATCTCTGATCCACGTAACGCATTCTTCGGAATGTCTACAACAAGAGCATCTGGCTCTACGAGATACGACAGAAGCGTTGCCAACGTTCACTCGATGCTTTCAAACCAGTTTGCCGACAAGGCAGACCCAACAATCAACTCTATCGCAGGTATTGACGGATACGCATACGTCTTCACCTTAGATAACGTTGTTGATGCGAACGCAGGTGTCGGAAACCCAGTCATGTTCTATCGCTCTGGCTCAAGAACAGACGAGTCATCTTACACCTCGCTTGCAGGAAAGACTTACAAGGATCTCCTTGACGCTGGATATAACAACTTCACCGCACCTATGTGGGGTGGCTTTGACGGCTTCAACATTAAGCTTCCTGATCCTCTCTACAACGATGGTATGAGCACTGCTGCTACCGAGCAAAACAGTGCCGCTTACTACACCATCAAGAGAGCCATCGACTCTGTTGCAGATCCAGAGGTTGTTGAGACTAACCTTATTGCGATGCCCGGACTTACCAATGCATCTCTCACCACTCACATGGTTAACGTTTGTGAAGAGAGAGCAGACGCCCTCGCAGTTATCGACCTTCCTGATGTGTACTTACCAGCACACGAGGGTCAATACAGCACACGTCCTAGCAAGGCAGACAGAATTGCTACCACTCCGGAGCAATCAGCGACTGCTCTTAGAGACAGAAGAATCGACTCTTCTTACGGCTGCACCTTCTACCCTTGGGTTCAAACAAGAGATGAAAGAACAGGTGCTGCTATCTGGCTCCCACCAAGTGCCGCAATGCTCGGTGTGCTTGCTAGCTCAGAAAGAAAAGCACAGCTTTGGTTCGCACCGGCTGGCTTTAACAGAGGCGGACTCTCCGAAGGCGCTGCTGGTATCCCAGTTAGCTCCGTCACTGAGAAGCTTACCTCTAAGCAAAGAGATCTTCTTTACGAAGCCAACATCAACCCGATCGCCTCTTTCCCATCAACCGGAATTGTGGTCTTCGGTCAGAAAACCCTCCAAGAAAGTCAATCTGCACTTGATAGAATCAACGTGAGAAGACTGGTTATCTACCTCAAGAAGGAAATCTCCAGAATCTCTACCAACATTCTTTTCGAGCAGAATGTACAAACTACATGGAACCGTTTCACCGGTCTCGTTGAGCCGTTCCTTGCCAATGTTAAGAGTAACTTCGGTATCTCTGACTACAAGTTGATTCTTGATGAGTCAACAACAACCCCTGATCTTATTGATCAAAACATCATGTATGCGAAAATCATGGTGAAGCCAGCACGTGCGATCGAATACATTGCGATCGACTTCGTGGTTGCCTCTACCGGCGCATCATTTGATGACTAAAAATAATCTGAATACTATTTAAAATTGAATATAGGAGCCAATTAAAATGCCATTCTGGTCAGACAACTTTGCCGAAAATACACAACTCAAAGATCCTAAGCGTCAGTTTAGGTTCAAGGTAGAATTTACAGGAATTAGCGCCGCCCAAGGAGGTTCTCTCCTCTGGTATGCTAAGTCAGTAAACAAGCCAGCTTTCACTGTCAACACAGCAGAGCACCAATACTTGAACCATACGTTCTATTATCCGGGCGCTGTGAGTTGGGATCCCATTAGCATTACTCTTGTTGATCCTCGTGACCCTGACATGGCTGCTACTCTCTCTGACATTGTTAACCTTTCTGGCTACAACCCTCCTTCTAACCCGAACTCACTCGGTACTATGTCGAAGGCAAAAGCAGCAGGTGCTCTCGGTGCAGTTTACATCTCACAAATTGATGGCGACGGTAACGAGATTGAGAAGTGGACTCTTTGGAACGCTTTTATCACAAACGTGAAGTATGGCGACATGGCTTACGGAACTGATGACTTGGTCGAGATGACTCTTGAGATCAGATACGACTGGGCACGACTTCAAACCCCCGGTGGTCCTTCACGCGCTACCGCTGGTGATGGTCAAAGCACATTTTTCCAATCATAGTACAACACAACATTTAAACATGCTATAATAGTCTCACACAATATTTCAAAAGAGGTGTATATTGTCAAGAAATAGTGATAGATTGGGCTCGCAGTTTACTTCAGACACTGCCGAGCCACAACAATTAGCTCAAAACACAGAGAGTGGTGACTTTTCGTTCATCATTCCAACGGAGATCGTGGATCTACCTTCAAGAGGTGCCTTCTACCCAGTAGGACATCCCTTACACGGCAGAGACTCAATCGAAATTAAGCAAATGACCGCAAAAGAAGAGGATATGCTGACTTCTAGGTCATTGCTTAGAAAGGGAGTTGCTTTGGACAGAGTTCTTAGCAGCATTATTACCGATAAAAGCATCAACGCTGATAGCTTATTGGTCGGTGATAGAAACGCGCTCATTATTGCAGCACGTATTTCAGCATATGGCAACGACTACAACACAAAAGTCACGTGTCCTTCTTGCGCAACAGCACAAGAGTACAGTTTTGACTTAAACAAAGCCAGTGTTTACTCCGGAGACGACTTAGCCGACGAAGGAATGGACACAACCCCCACAGGCAACGGAACATTTGTTACTCGTCTCCCCCGAACAGGTCTAGAAATTACATTCAAGATCATGACGGGAGCAGATGAGAAGTTTCTTCTTGAAGGTATCGAACTTGATCGCAAGAACAAGCGAACACACGAGAAGAACGTTACAAGACAACTTGTTAATATGATTGTAGCAGTTAACGGAAATACAACATCAGAGGCAGTCAACTATGTTGTACAAAACATTCCATCAGTAGACGTGCGTCACCTTCGTAATGCGTATAAGGCAGCCAGCCCTAACGTTGATTTAACTCAACACTTTGAATGTTCAGAGTGTGATTACGAAAGTGAATTGGAGGTGCCACTTACGGCAGACTTTTTTTGGCCTAACACCTGATTATATGGAGAACGTATATGAGCAGTTCTTCTTCTTAAAATACTCAGGAGGCTGGTCATTATCGGAAGCGTATAACCTACCTATAGGTCTGCGTAAGTGGTTTGTTGAGAGGCTAGTAAAACAACTAGAAGCAGAAAAAGAAGCAATAGAAAATGCCTCTAAGAGCAAAGGCGGAAGAAGCTCTCAGTCATATACATTGTCTGAAAACAATCAACCGCAGATGCCACAAACATTTAACAAAAAATATGGACAAGGGTAAAACCTTGTCTTTTTTTGTGGCAACTATTTATTGAGTAAGGAACTTTTTTGTGGCTATCAATAGAGCAGATTTAGAAGCAATTAAAGCAGCTATCATCGCCGCTATTAATAGTGCCGCCGGCACTTCTGGTGCTTCAACAGGACCTGATCCAGAAGAAATAAATAAACTAAATGAGCGCCTCTCTTTACTCGAAAAAACGAGCAAAGCTTTGGAGAATCAAGAAGCTCGAATCAGGAACTCGTCAAACGCCACGGAACGCCAAAATGAACTTGATCAAATAGCAATCGACCGCGCCAATAATATAATAGAACAGTCAAAGATCGAAATTGCACTGGAGAAACAGAAAGCAACGCTCGATCAAGCAAAAATAGATAGGCTAGAGCAACAAATCCAAAAACAAGAAGATCTGTTAGAAATCGAAGAAGGCTTAAACGAACAGCGCGACGAGAGTACCAGAAAAACAAAAGAACAAGAAGCAGCTATGGATAGCCTTGCTGCCTCCATGCAAGGTCTGGTTGCTGTTTACGGCACTCATAACATGGTGAGCACTCAAAGCATCATTAGCATGGCTGGACAAATTAAACAAGCTGGAATAATGAAAACTGCCGCAGGTCTTCTCGGGGGTGCCTTTGTTGGTCTTGTGGATACAATGATTAATTTGGCATTCATGACCGATAAAGCAGCAAAGTCATTTATGGCCACAACTGGCGCTTCTAAAGCCGTTGCTGATGGCATTATGAATGATGTGCAGGCAATGTCTTTCTACGGCGTACAAGTAGACCAGCTATACGCTGCTCATACTGCGTTACGTAACGAAATGACAGAGTTCAGCATGCTGCAACCAGAAATGCAGCGCGAGGTTGCGAATACAGGCGCTTTGCTGGAGAAGCAGGGTGTTGCCATGGGTGACTACGCAAAAGCCACTCAGTTGGGAATGAAGGCATTTGGGCTGGGTGCTGAAGGCGCCGCGGCAGCAAGTAGGGATTTGAACAGTCTGGCACTGCAAATTGGAATAACTCCACAGCAGATGGCAGCAGACTTTGCTAGTGCTGGCACTGAAGTAGCTGCGTTCGGCGGCGCTGGTGTAAGCGCATTCAAAGACCTTGCCGTTGTCTCTAAGGTAACTGGCTTGGAGATCGATAAACTGTTGAGGATCTCCGAGGGTTTTGATACTTTTGAGGGAGCCGCAACGCAAGCGGGTAAACTTAACGCTGCGTTAGGTGGTAACTTTGTGAATGCCATGGATTTGCTTATGGCGAAAGAGCCAGCCAAACGCTTTGAGATGATCCGTGATGCTGTGCTTAAGACAGGAAAGACTTTTGATGACATGTCTTACTTCGAGCGTAAGTTCTATGTTGGGGCTATTGACGGAATTGAAACAACTGCTGACCTTGCTCTTCTGATGTCCGGCGACCTCGACGCACTGAAAGATAGCTCCAAGGAAACCACAGCTTCCATTAAGGCACTCCAAGATCGCACAAAAGCAATTCAAAACATTCAAGAGCGTTTTACAACGCTTCTTATGAAAGCTATCCCTGTAGCTACCACTCTTATCACAGCGTTTGAAGGACTCGTTGCTCAGCTTGAAGGAAATGATGAGGCGTTTAAGAAATTTGAATCGGTAGTAAAGGATGTGGTTGGTATAGCCTCCTTACTAATCAATAACATAGATAAAGTAGCATATGGACTCGCAGGGCTTGCAGTAATAAAGCTAGCTGCTAGTATAGTTATGTGGTTTAAGGGACTTGGACAAGCTGCCCCCACTGCTGCTGACGGAATGAAGCAACTAGTCGGACCAACGCTCGCATTTGGCGCGGCTATTGGTATGGCGGGTACCGGAATTGGTATTGCTGCAAATGGTTTAGCAAACTTGGCTGAAGCCTTCTCGTTATTGAATGTGGAACAGATCTCTGGGCTTAATGAAGCAATTTACGCATTAATGGGTACAATGCTGCTATTCGGGGCTGGGCTCTTCTTCGTCGGAAAAGCCGGCGGCGCTGCTGCCGGTGGACTGATGAAAGCCGGACTGGCAGTTGCGCTAATTGGTGGTGGTATAGGCGTAGCAGCCGCTGGTATCGGATATATGGGAGAGGGTCTTGCATCGATGCTTAACGCAATGAACGCCGAGAATACAGCACTCTTTACAGACTTCGTTAGCACACTAGTACTTGGTTCTGCTGGTTTTGCAGCAGCGGGTGGAGGCTTGGCTGCAATGTCTTATGGAATATCTTCTGTTGCTAGCGCGCTGAATGAGATTAATATAGATACCATTAAAGAGTTATCAAAAATGGGCGGTGTAGATGTCGGAGTCACAACCGATGGAGTTGCTAATAATATTCAGACTATCATGGACGCCATCAACGGCGTCGATACATTAAAACTTGGAGCAGCAGCCGTAATGGTCACAGCCGCCGCAGCCAACAACGCTACTGCCGGCACAACCACACCACGAGTGACAGCACAAAAAGAAAAAGATACAAATATTGATGTTAAAGTATATATTGACGGCAAGCAGATGGCTAGCGAAGCTGTTATTGCAGTCAACAACGAAATAACAAAGAGAGTAACAGGAAAGGGAACTTCTGTTATAATACCGGGAAGGAAAGTATAGTAAATGCCAGACAGTTTAGGAATATTTAAGCAGCAAAAATACAAAGAGATAACGCTCAATGACAGAAACGAGACATCTGCTGGGCATCTTAGTCCCGCAACCACAGACGGCATAGCGAACAACGCTGAAGCTGTTCTGTCTTTCTTTCACGTTCCTTCCGAGAGCGATGTGTTTTTCAAGGCTTTCATAACTACTTTCAACGAGTCATACTCTTCAGATTGGACTCCTGATACTGTATTTGGTAGAACTGACCCAATTTATACTTTTAAGAACACAACAAGAAACATAACCTTGTCTTGGAAAATCCCTGCTGAAACGATCAGCGAGGCTTATGAGAACTTAGGAAGAGTTCAAAAACTCGCCCAGTTCCTTTATCCCAACTATTCTGGTCTCGGTGATAACATTAATACGCTCTCTCAAAGTCCGCTTGTTAGGCTAAAGATGATGAACCTGATCCAAGGCGGTAATGAGCAAGCCATCAATGAAGATATAGATGCTCCAAATGCAAGAACTTTGCTTAGTCGTTACATCTCCGCCAATAACCCTTCGCAGGGACTTCTTGGTGCAATAACAAGCATGAATGTGAACCATAACCTTGAGAATCCAGATGCTGGTGTTGTTCAGACAGCAACAAACACAATATTACCGAAGTTGATCGAAGTCAGCATCGACTTTGCAGTTATTCACGAGTCTGTGCTGGGTTGGGATGAACAAAACAACTTTATGGATCAGTCTTTTCCATATAATGCTGTACTGGAGTCGGAAAGATATAACGTTGAACCGGGTTCATATAATGAAAGAATTGCTGCTCGACAAGCTCGTGAGAACGATAGGGTTGCTGCTGAGCAAGCTCGCGAGAATGCAATTGCTCGTGGATATAACGGGATGTTTGGGAAAGCAGCACAACGGAGAGATAAAAGAACTTTAAAGAAGCTCGATAGGAAAATTCAAGCCGGAGAAGCAACAGAAGTTGATGTTAGAAACTCTCAGTACTTAGAGAGTGCTTTACGAGGACAAGAGGCTCTCGAAGAAGAACAAAGAGCTATGGCTGACTTCACCTCATAACGGAATAAAACAATGTCAAGATACAACGCATATAGAAAATTATTGAACGCTAGTGAGTATTATAAACCTCTTAGAAAAAGCAGAGGAAAAGAAAAAGGTCTTACTCACTACGAGACGCCTGTGCTATATCATCCGACATTGAGTGATAGAATTAATATCGCAACAACAACACACGTTTGGACTACATCGGATAGGTATTATAATTTAGCTAACCAATATTATGGAGATCCGAAACTGTGGTGGATCATCGCATGGTACAATGGAATGCCCACGGAAGGAGATATCTATCCGGGCGATTTGATAACAATTCCTCTTGACGCACAGGAAGTTTTAGATTTATTGGGAGTTGACTGATAGATGTCAGATTTTGATCAATTTGAGTATATAAACAAAGAAAATACTCCTAACACCGCAAAAGCCATAGAAGAGAACAGAGAAGAGCTTGGTTCTCAAGCAGATTTGGCAGTTGCATATGCCGAACAGGCTAACGATATAGTAAACAGACTTGGGCCTCCTGCTAGTAATGCCGCTATTGACAAGCAGCTTCTTGATCGATCAAATTCATTAGAGAGGGGCATCTATACGGATCGGGGCACTGCGTTTGGGAAGAGTGCAGAAACCGGTCTTCGCGTGTTAGAAGATATAAAAAGAGACGATCCAGAATTTTATAATTCCAATAAGGATGAATTGGATAAAGCAATCAAGTCTCTAACGGGCGCCAGTGAATCAGTTGATAAAGTTATCGGCATTTTAGATAAAATTCAGACTGCTATCAACCAAGACAGCCTCCCTAAAGAAAGAAGTATCTTGGATAAAGTTTTAGACGCTGTTGATGCCGTTGTGGACAACCCCGCACTTCTTATCGGCGGTCCCGGCCGCGCTATAGCGGCAGGTAGCGAAATTGCTAAACAAAAGGCTGCTGAAAAAGCCGAACAAGAAGCAGCCGCATTGTCGAGAGATGTCTCGCGCCTTACGCAACAGCTAGATCCAAATGAAAACTATCTAAACTTAGGATTTAGAGAGCAGGGATACATTCAAAAGAACTTATTCAATTTAGTTAAGATAAGAAACTCTCGCAACTTCCCAAGAAAAACTAACCTTCCGTATGTTGGGGGAAACAAAAAGAATTATTGCGTAATGTGTTCTGGTGATCCTTATGCATTTATGAATAGTCTGACTCAACCAACGTCACCATCGGACATGTTCGATATCCCACATCATGTGTTATCGAATCTACAACCAGAAATTAGACTTTATAAAGTTGTTTTAGACAAAAATGGAAAAGAACTTAAAGAAATAGAAATAACCTTCCCTGCTACCAACACAAAAGAACAAATCAAACAAGCATTTAAGAACAAGAGAAGCAGAGGCTATGGTATAGGTATGAAAAGCTTTGAATGGGTTCTTGAAGGTAGCGACCCGTTTGCAGCAAAGAAGATGATCTCGGCAACTCTAACGCTACACGCCACCACCTTCACAGAAATTCTAAGAGACAGAAAGAACAACAAAGGACAACCTTTCAGATACGCAGATCTGGCAATAAAAACCGGAACTTCGACATTGAAAAAAGAACAAGATGCGTCTGAATGTTTTACAAAATCTGCTGATATATCTTTTGACGGCGCCTACGATGTAAATTTCAGACTTAAGGCAGTTGTCGGGTATGCGATCCCAAAAAGACTTGATATACCTCGTGCTATGAAAGATAAGTACGACAAGGCAATAAAGGCATCTTATGCGACATACGATCTTATACCCACTATTCACGAGTTTAATTTCGAAGATGACGGAAGAGTATCGTTTGTAATAAATTACCAAGCTTATGTGCAGGACTTTTTCGATGCATCATACTTCGATATATTTTCTGATGACAACGCTAACACTAGACAAGTCTATAGAGACAAGATTGAGAAAAAAATAAAGACTGCTATCGATGAGGATTCATCGAAAGGTTCTCAAGAAGAAGACGCAAACAGAATTAAGAAACTCAAAACCGAAAATCTAAAAATATTATTGACAAAGCTGTTCAAAAAAGACAAGATGTATTTCTACAATATCCCTTATGAAGACTTGAACGCTGCGATGTCGAGCGATAGTGTGGCTCCCTTCTATAGCTCTGAAAGAGTTATTTTAAATGAAGAACAGATATTAGAAGAGATAACTTCATTAAAGAAGGATATTGCTGGTACCGAGTTCAAACAAGCAACGAAAAATGAAAAACAAAAAAGACTTAAGAGCTTACAAGAACAACTAGACGCACCTTCATCTATTTCTTCAGAGGCAAACAAAAATTTCAACTCAAGCGACCACAGACAAGTTACAACGTTCTTTTTATATGATCTAATAGACACCATATTAGAGGGAATAAACTCGTCTTTTTCCGCTCAAGAAGAAGTCCTCAACGAATTGAGAAGAGAATACAACCTTGATGCTGCTAGAGAGGTCATCCAACTGGAGAAAGAAAACTTAAAGAAAGCCAGAGAAAACTTTTCAAGGTTAAGAATTCTGCTCGGACCAATTGAAATCAGAGATCCGGGTACAGCAGCCAAAAACAGCGAGTCTGGTTCTTCTGTTGGGCGAGAAATGTACTCAAACATTTCAATAGGTGAGATCCCGATATCAGCAAAGTATTTTTCGGAATGGATGGCTGACAAGATGCTATCGAAAGATAGAAGATCTTATACGTTATCTACGTTTATAGAAGAATTCATGAAAAATTATGTTTCTGTGACCTTGAATGATAAAACCTATGCAGGAGTCAAAGCAACTCAGCCGGTCGTGCTTCATAGCACTACGTTGGTATCTTACGGAAAGGATCAGTCAGGCTTAGATGAGATAACTAGTAAAATAGTAGAGCAGAATAGAAAAACACGAGACTACAATGTGGATAAAAGCTTGTTTGAGAAAAACAAGCCGCTAATTGACTCTTGGTGCGTTTCTTCGATGAGAAACAATGCAGATTCGCAACAAATAAATAATAGTATTCTTCAAGTTCACGGTGCGAGAACAGAGCCTCAAGCCGGCAACAATTTAGGACAAAACTTTCAGACGAATTGGATGGTTTATTATGCCGGCAGAAGTTCTCCATCTAACACGATGACGGGTGATAGAGCGGCAGATAGACAAAAGGGAATTAGGCATTATGTTATGGGTCAGTCGTCTGGTATTGTAAAGAATATAAGATTGGAAAAAACGTCTGCTCCAATGTTGAAAGAATTGAGATATGAGCAAGAAGGTTACGACGGCTTACTACAGTTAAGAGAAGTGTATAACGTAAACATTGAGATGTTCTTGTATCCAAGTGTATATCCCGGTACTATTATCTTTGTTGATCCAAGAGGTTTTGCTCCTGATACCGAGTTACAAATAAATTTAGAAGGCACTAACAAGCAAATAGGTCTGAATAGGTACGAATTGAGTCGTTATGGCGTAGGCGGCTACTATATGGTTATCAGAGCCGCCCACAGGATTGCTGAGGGTGAAAGGGTGACGCAGCTTCAGGGTATATGGCTACATTCCATGTCTCAAGCAAATGGAGCCCCAACACAAACAAAAGATGTGGAAGCAAAACCTGCCAGTTCTACAAAGAAGTGCGGTGTTGTGGAAAGCACAAACTCCGTATGCAACATAGTACAACAAGGCAGCGAAGAAGATCAGGTTGGCGCGCAGCCAACGTAGGAATAAAGAATGTCAGTTTTTTTTAAAAATAGTAATAACGAAAGTATCGAAGATCTCTTCGACAAAAGGCTAATCTACGTTGATGAGATGACTGATCCGAATTATAGAAATTTAGTAAACTTCTTATTTGCTGAAAAATATCTTTATGGGAGAGTAAGTCGCAATTATATCCCAATTGAGCTTAATTTAAACGCAACATCGCTTAAGGGCTTGCCGGTAACCAACCAAAGTGACGCTAATGGTTTTCAGGCATTAAATTTTGTTGCCGATGCTTTCAATGATCTGAATGCACAGTTCAGAAAAAAGGTTATGGCTGGTCAAATCTCCGCTAATGACCAATATTTGACAAGACTAGAGGTTAAAAAGGCGTATGATAGTCCGCGTAAGCAATACACCGGCTATTTTAGAAGCGTAAAGAGTTTTATAACAGAAACGTTTCAGGGTCGCGAATATAGATTTAAGAACTTCCAAGAATTTATGGCTCATTTCGAAACAATATTGAAAGAGATAACCGACATAGGCCCGTTTTCTTATCCTGCTTTCGTAAAAAGCCGCTTATGCACGATGGAAGCAACCGGGTTAGTTATAAATATTGCCTCTTTGGACTCTACAAATGACGAACAGAAAGTTAACAGGTTCAAAAATAGCCCAAACTGGGAGTTTTACCTAAATGCTTGTAGAAGTTACGGTTTTTCGGTCGATTCAAATAACCCGTGGCGTCTTGTGGCAGATCTCGGCTCACCAGAGATGATTCAATATGCCAGACGATACAGTCACTTGAGCACGGACTCAGTTTTATCTTTTTGCTATGCTCCAGCGTATGTGACATTTTATGAAAACTTTGTTAATTTGTTTCTTGAACTGTACAATGCGACTAAAAGCGATTATGTTGTTAGAGAATACTGCCAAAATGGCTCAACAATAACTAAAGTGGTCAGACCGTTTAACTACACAACAGAAACTTTGATGGAAAACTTCACCAAAGCAGATTTCTTTAAATTATATATGAAAATTAGACTTATGGAAGAGAGAGAAGTGAATCTCGACCAAATGCAAAAAGAACATCTTCAAAGAGATTGCGAGCAGATGCTTCGAAACATGCCTGAAAGCAGAGTTGTCAACATTTTTGAAAAACTGATAGCCGAGACGTATAATAACAGCGGTTCCTTGACAGACTTGATCTATCGTGTTAAAGTATCAGAACAAGAGAGGGTAAATGTACTTTCAAACACTTGATGATAAAACAGAATGTGTCGGAGTATATAAAGACGGAAGGCTATACTTCCAAGATATCCCAGACGGGCTTGATCGCACGTGGCGTCCCGGCGGCTTTATTTCTGACGACAATATCGACTACGCTTGGCTTATTTGCAGCGGTCAATCGCTCGGAGAAGTATGCCCAGAGCACCTGCAAAAGGAATACGAAGGTTCCAAGCGCAAGATGTCGGCATTTTACAAGTCATTTCAGATCGCCAAGATCGACTTCAACGAGCACTGCATTTTTGACCTTATTCCGCAAGACTCGCTGATCCAGTTTTGCGAGATCAAAAACAAGATCACTCAACACGTGTTCGAGACATACGAAAAGCCAGAAAACTATGAGTTTATGCGCGATATAGCAAAGCTCACACAAAAGCTTAGGCACCAGAAGCTGAACATTGATATATCTAACAGCAAGTCGCTGTTTACGCGGACAATGAACAGGAACGAGTTGCAGAGAATTTTAAGTGTCGGCAGTTACATAGACTATAACATCTACGGCACAGTCACGGGACGCTTGACGACCAACAAGGACTCTTTCCCAATATTGACGATGAAGAAAGACCTCCGAAAGATCGTCCATCCCCACAACGACTGGTTTTTGTCCTTAGACTACAACGGAGCAGAAGTTAGAACGCTGTTGGCTTTGTCTGGTGAAACCCAGCCACAACTTGATGTTCATGACTGGAACTGTCATCATCTATTTGAAGCAGGAACCAGCAGAGAAGAAGCAAAAACAAGGTTCTTTGCTTGGCTTTATGATCCGATCTCCATTGATATTAAGACGGGTGTGTATGATAAGGATGGCGTCCTTAAAAAGTATTATGATGGAGAAGCCGTCAAGACGCCTCTCGGTAGGGAGATAAAAGTAGAGCAGAGAAAAGCACTAAATTATTTAATTCAAAGCACGACATCTGATATAGTCTTGGAAAGAGCAGTAACAATAGATAAACTTCTTAGTGGTAAGAAGAGTTTCATATCTCATATCGTTCATGACGAGTTGGTCATCGACTTATCAGATGAAGACAGAGAAATGATACCAGAGATCAAGGAAGTATTTGCTCAAAACAAACTCGACAAGTTTATGGTTAATTTAAAGGCTGGAAAGAACTACTACGAGTTAGAGGATCTGAACGTATGATTTCAATAGTTGGGATCGGTAACGCTGGGTCTGCTATTGCTAGTAGGTTTGACTCTCTGCCTCAATACGATACGTATAAGTTGGGCAGCAGCCTAGAAGGCACAGAAAAGAACGAATACAAGTTAGAGACTTACGGAACACCAGAAGAATACGAAAACAACGTCCCGAACTTAAAAACTTTTTTCAAGAAAATAAAAGATCGGGTTCAAGTCTTTGTCGTAGGTTCATCTATGAGTTCTATCTACTCTCTCGGCATCCTTGAACAAATAAAAGATAAGGAGTTGGATGTATTTTACATCAAGCCTGATATTGAGTTGTTAACGGGTGTTCCAAGGCTTGTAGAAAACGCCACATACGGCATTCTGCAAGAATACGCACGTTCCGGCTTGTTTCGCTCTCTCACTATAATTTCAAACGAAATGATCGAGAGAGTCCTTGAAAACATAAACCTTAAAAACTACTATGATATGCTAAACGAGACGATCTTCTCAAGCGTGCATTATCTCAACTACTTTGAGCACACAGAGCCTCATGTCGGCAATGTTTCAAAGCCACAGGACATCAACAAGATACGATCTGTTTCAATTTTGAGTATGAAGAAACTTGAAGAAAAATGGCTTTTTGACCTTGACGCGGAGAGAGAATTATGTTATTATATGTGTATAAATGAAGAAAGATTAGAAAAGGAAAAAGGCTTGCATAAGAAGTTGGTAGACATTTTGAAGACTAAGCCTCGGAATGCTTACCGCAAGATTTCGTATGCAATCTACGAGACACACTTACCAGACTTTGGGTTCTGCGTTGCCCATACTAACGCAATACAAAATCAACAAAATACTCTTGACAGGCTAGAACAAGAGTGATACATTAGATGCTGTGGAACGCACTGCATACTTTAAACAATAGGAGAAAAAAGTAATGTCAATCAATATGGAACTAATGAGAAAGAAACTTGCCACACTTCGTGGTGAGGGAGCCGACAAGGGCGATTCGGTGTGGTTTAAGCCCGATGAGGGAGACACCGACATCCGCATTGTACCGACTTCAGATGGAGATCCGCTTAAGGAGATGTTCTTCCACTATAACGTGGGCGAGCACAAGGGCGGCATTCTTTGTCCCAAGCGCAACTTTGGCGAGAACTGCCCAATTTGCGAGTTTGCCTCTTCGGTCTGGAAGGACGCGACGGAGAACAACGACGACGCTAGCAAGCAACTTGCGAAGTCTCTGTTTGTCCGAGCACGTTACTTCTCACCAGTACTCGTTCGCGGACGAGAGGAAGAGGGAGTAAAGATTTATGGATACGGCAAGAAGGCTTACGAGTTGCTTCTTGGATATATCCTCGACCCCGAATATGGGGACATCACAGATGCCAGTGAGGGTACTGACATCACGCTGACTTACACTAAGCCCACCACACCGGGCGCATACCCTCAAACTAACATGAAGATGAGGCGAAACACGTCCCCATTGCTCGAAGATACGGAAGCGATCCCTGCCCTCCTCGATCGTATGCCTGACTTCGGATCTCTCTTTGAGCGCCACACTCCACAAGAGATCGACAGCATTCTCGATGAGCAACTTTCAGGCACCCAAAGTGCCGAATCCCGTTCTCGCGAAACTGTAGCATATGGAAATGCCACTAGTGACGTAGATAAAGCCTTCAACGAACTGATGAACGGAAAGTAAGCCATTTAGTTTGAGATACCGATAGCAGAGCGGGTTAATACTCTGCTTAATTTTACTAATCAAAAAGGAGTAATACTATGGATTGGTTGAAATCACAATGGTCTTCATGGAAGGTCAGGGTAACATTTGTCGGAGGCGCTCTCGTCATTGCGACCGCATACGGCACCTGTGAAGTTGATCCAGCAGCAGTATCTACGGATACCACCGAGACTGCTACAGAAGCAACAACCACGACCACCACCGAATCTGTGGAGGTTTCTGCTACCACTACAACGGAGACAGAAGCCACCAGTGCTGAGGGAGAGACCACCGGCACAACAGAGAGTGAGACAACTACAGAGTAGTAAAAGCCGCTGGCAGACCGGTGTAAAGTCTGCCGCATTTTTTAGGGCATAATGAAAACACCACTGCGATATCCCGGCGGCAAGTCACGTGCCGTCAAACACATCCTTCCTCACATCCCCGAGAATGTTAAGCGAGTTTGCTCGCCATTCTTCGGGGGTGGTTCGGTGGAACTAGCACTTGCAGATCGTGGCGTAGAAATCTTTGGCTACGATAAAATGAAGCA